ACCATTGGTCTCACAGCTATTGATTGCACCTTGATTGGTGATAACATTAACTGCAAGAACCCGTGGTCTAGTTGGGTATAACTTTATAGCACTAAACCGGTCCTCAATATCGAGGCCGGTAATCCCAAGATAGATAGGATGTTTATATGAAACTTTCGTTGAACGCTCTTTATTTAGACCTGCTCGATGACCTAGCGAATGTGCTCCCTGTTGATTGGTTCTTAGATCCAAACTTCAAGGTACATAGCTATAACCTTACACGCAAACAGTTTGCGGCTGTCTCTATGATGAGATCCTTCTACAAGAAAAATGTAGATAGGGTATCTCCGGAGGCAGATGCGCGGGCTCTTGCGAAGTTCTTGGCTAGTGATAATCACTGTCAAGAATGGGTGTTGAGACCAGAAACTTCGTCGGACGAACAACTTTTAGGAGAGTTTAGAAACTCGATCTATAAGTTTTTCTATCCAACGGCGTTGTCTTCTTTCTTGGACTTCCCCATCGATTTCTTCGAAAAAGGTGGAGTTGGCCCAGGAAGCAGCATTGGTGCGAGGGCAAATGACTTTTATACAAAGTTATTTGATTCCCCGCTAGCTGCAACGTCTCAAGGCATCGTATCGATCTATCGGCACTATACTTCATGCAATCCTAGCTGGACACTCGCAGAAAGCGAGCGTTTAAACCAGCACGGAGAAGCACGTATAGTCGCAGGTAACCGTTTATCTTTCGCTCCAAAGAACGACGACATTTCGCGCGTTATTTGTACCGAGCCCGTCCTGAACATGTATGGACAGCTTGGTATCGGTGCGTTGATCGGTGAACGGCTGAAAAGCCGTGGCATCGATTTATCAACGCAACCATCGTTTAACCGCGAACTAGCACAGCTTGGAAGCGCAACGGATTCAATGGCAACATTGGATCTGGAGTCTGCTTCTGATACTGTCGCGCTTAAGATGTGCAGAACCTTCCTACCGTCCCCAATCATGGGTATGTTAGAGGGTTTCCGCAGTCCTAAGTGTACTTTACCAAATGGTAAGGTACTTGAGTTAAATATGGTAAGTTCAATGGGCAATGGTTTTACTTTTGCTCTAGAAACTGCCATATTTTACTGTGTCGTTGAGGCCGTGTACCGCACTTTGGGTTTACCCATGCGGCGCTCTTCGAACGCACCCGAGGGGGTGCGCCTTGGCAACTTCGGTGTTTTCGGTGATGATATCATCGTAACCACTGAGGCTGTAAGGTCCACAACAAGATTATTGCACTTGTTGGGTTTCGTCGTAAATGACCTCAAATCCTTTTATAAAGGACCGTTCCGTGAAAGCTGTGG